CACTTGCCGATAACTTGCTCGTCTCTTGAGTATTCGTACCCCGCTAATTTTACCTGCAACTCCGACAAATATGTATTTAACATAGGGATTGTCGGGACGCTCTCGAACATTTTTTCTACTTTTGTGATGCTTAACCCTTTAATTACCACTCGATAGAGCGGCATTTCCCTGATTTTTCCCGATTCGTAGAGGTTGTTTTGTGTCAGCGTCGGATCCGTTGCCGACCCGGTTGTGGATGCGCCCTGTTTGACCTCTAATGTGTAGGTGTCGATGCCACCTGTTCCCGTAGTGATGAATTTTGCTATGATGATGTCGTTTCGGTTTCTGCCGGATTGCCCGTTGACAATCTCACAGTCAATATAATCTCCGTACGGGATGCGGGCAAAATGTCCGCCTACTACGATAACTCCGTCTTTTACTCGTACTTTGTTGTTACTGATCACCTGACTTTCACATTGCTGGCCGATCATCATGACCCCATCTGATCCGACAATGCTCTGATAAATCGCTGCGTCGTCTTCCGCGTAAATATGTGCCTCCGCCGCTGGGTCGGTATTGATTGTAATTCCTTTCAGTTCTCCCATCTAGTCATCTCCTTTTACTTTATATTCTGTTGTTGTTTTTCCGTTTTTTGTTTTTATGATTTTTCTAACGATCGGCTTTTGTAGTCTCGTTCCTGTAATTTCTTCATATCCGCCGACGATGTCGCCGATTTCCAAGTCGATCCCTTCTACGTTTACGTCGATGCTTTTATAGTTTTGCAGCTCTTTTAGACGCTTTGCTCCATCCTCTTCCAGCTTTTCTTTGTCTGCGCTCGAAAACTCATAAACCGCTTCATTTTCTTCAAGTCCAGTGTAATACGGGGTCTTTCCGATGCTCCCGTCCTTTTGGACGTATAAATGCAGAATGATCCTTTCTTCGTTTTGTCCTTTTCCGGCACAGATTAAGTGATTCACGCCACCTCTGTAATCTTTTACGGTAAACTGCGCCTCTCCATCTTGCGAGTATTCCAGCGTTTCCGAATAGTTTTTGATCTGTACGGCTCTGACGGAAACGTATCCATAATCAAGGTTTTCCGGCTCAACGTAGCTGATCTGCAGGCGATATCCTTGAGCGCTTAACATTTTATCGACTGCATCATATAACGTGACGTATCGGTCGATCTGCCAACCTGTGACGGTGATCCCTGCCTTTTCTTCCGGCACAAAAAAAAGACCGTCGAATCGGTCTTTGATAAGATCTCTCAAAATATCGTTTAAATCTCCGCTTACTGTCAGGTGATCCTTTCCCTCCGGCGGTTCTATGATTTTTCGCTTTAGCAGTCCTCTCCACGTTGTGCCGCACCACACAATTTCTTGCGTTTTGGTCATCACTTCAAGACTGTTTAGGATTCCGCCGTATTCTGTTCTCGGTACAAAAATGCGATTTCCGTACCAGTACCGCTCTTTTGTCCACTCTTCCTGCGGCAAGCAGATTTCAAAGTCGTCCGCATCTCCAAGATCCATGTCGATCGCAACGCTCTGATCTAAAAATCCCAGCTCTTCTCCGTTTTTTCGGGCAATGGTAAATTCCAGCGGAAATAGATCTGCATTTCGTACAATCAAGTCCCGAGTTTCTTCCGTTACTCCACCATTATCCCCAGTTGCGGTAATCATTACCGGGTAAACCACTTCTTTTGCTTTCGTTGCCGGCGCGTTTAGTTTTCCTTGATAGCGATTTTCTCCGATTTCCGGTAAATTCTGCGCGCTCCCATTTAGCGCTGCTTCCACCCGCTCCATCTTGGTTCGCTCCTTTCCTCGTAAATTACGAGATCCCAGTCGAATTTACCCGACCACACAACTTTTTGCCGGCCGGGCGGGATTTTCTTGAAAAATGTCTTTCCTTTTTCCCGGTTGTGAAACGCGTTGACTTGTTCGCCGTTTTTTGACACTTTCGTAATGATCCTCGTGCGGCTGTCTATCTCCAGCCGCTCTCCTTGCTCTAAAACAATGTTGACCAAATAGCTTTTATCTCCGATGATGACTTGAGGGTTTGCAACCGGCCCATAAATTACAAGTGTAAAATTTGCGTCTGTAAAATGAGGGTTTTGGATGTATGTGTTGTTCATGCCATTCGCGTAGCGGCATGGGTAACGCCCGGGGTAGCGTTTATTGTCCGTAGACGATACGCCGTAGCTGTGAAACGTGTACGGGTTTTCTGTGATCCAAAATGGATACGGTGCGTACACATTCATTTTTTTCCTTACGGTGCGTGCTAAATTGCACTCTTCGTATTTTGTTCCTACTATATAGCATTCGATGTATCCCCCTTTGAAGTATAGCTTTCCCGGGGATTTCGCCTGTAAATCTCTTTCTGTGATTCTGTGCAATCTTTCTGCCGACTCGGCTCGTTCTTCCTTGTTCCCTCGGAAGTCCAATATCATTTCATACCTTTTGGCTTTTTTCCCAAAACCGTTTATTTTGCTTCCTATTTTTAATTCGCTTTCGTCTAACTCCCACTCGTAATCATATAGTCCCGCTTTTTTAATCTGCGTTTTGATTCGATTGTCCGAAAGATTTATTTCTTCCCCTGTGCTCCCGCTTTTATACACGAGCATGGAACATCACCCCCAAATCAGACAGTGTCCTTGTTACCTCTCTATTTCCTATATACGCCACCAGTTTCATTTTGCTCATTCCTTCCAGTATTGTATCCCGAAAGATATTTTGTTCTTTAATTCCGGCTCTGCCTGCTTTTGTATCAATTTTTCCGTTTATGTCACTAAAATTCAGTGACTCCATAACGGAGCTTTTTACGGATTCCGCGCGATCTTTTACTCCCAGTCCGTAAGAGTCCATCGTGTTATTCCCCATGCGCCTAAACACATGAGACGGCGAATGTATTTCAAGTTTTTCATTTGCTGCCCTGATGGCTGCCCCTGTCGCTTCCGTTACCGCATATATCACTTGTGATTTTCCCTGTTGTATTCCCAGCGCAAGCCCTTCTGGTATCCTCGTTCCTATATTGGCAAATTGTGTTACTGTCAGCATAGAGTTTAGCTGATTTATGATCGTCATTGCAACTCCCGCGCTTGCAATCATCACAGTTGCTTTCCCTAAATTCATCCCAATCGCAAGCCCTTGATCCACATAAATTCCCGATCGTGTTGTTTTTGCGGATGGGGAGTGTACGTCGAGTCCGTTGTTTACGGATTCAATCACTTTCACTCCTAAATCATGCCCTTGCGCTTCCGCTGCCGCTTGAGCATCTTGCATCCCTTTCACGAGGCCCGCAACCGTGTTTGCTCCGCTTTGCTGCATGATCGGAGCTAAGTTTTCCATTCCTCCGGCTATATTTGCCGCTCCACTCTCAAGTAGCTGCTGCCCCCACTGATCGGTCATGCCTTTTATGTCAACACTCTGACTCCAAAGCTCATCCGCTTTCGCGAGCTCTTCATCCGTCATGGATGCGAATGCAGCGACATATCCCGATCCCTGTGGACCCATCTCCGCAAGTTTTTGTAAGATTCCCTCATTGATTCCTTTGTTCGCAAGTGTGGAAAGGTTCTGCTCCCATTGCGTCACGCCGTCTACTTGGCTTTGCATGTTCGATAAAAGCTGTTGCGTAGATATTTCTACGCCGCCGTCAAACGCCTCGAACATGTCCATCTGTGAGGACAGTGCGCTTTGTACGCTTTCTTGCATTGTCAACACGCTGTTCGTTATATCTGTCGTGAGTTGTTGTTGTGCTGCTGATAATCCCTGATATGCCGCCAGTTCTTCCCCGGCTTGCTCGATGCTTGCTTTTGACGCTTCCTGTTTTTCCGTTTCCGCGTCCGCATTCGCCTGTTTCGCCGCCGTGTTGTCGTCGGTTGCCTGTGTGTTTCGTTCTGCCTCCTCCGTATTTTTCTGCATATACTCGTAAGCGCTTTGATACTCGTCGTTTACTTCATTGCATTTTTCGTTCAGCTCTCCAAGCGCTTCCGTCTGTTCTTTTTGTCTTTCTTTTAGCTCCGCCTCTGCTTCGCTTACATCGGACAGCGCTGTATAATAATCCGTCAGCTCTCCGTTGAATTTGATCTGTTTTTCTGTTCCTTTTTCAACGGTTTCATAGTTTCCGTTTAAAAGGTTTTGTCGATCCTGTTCAAGTTTTTTTAATTCATTATCAATGTCTGCAAGGTTTTGTTCCGCTTCGTATCTTGCTATGTCTGCATCTACAAGTTTTTCTGATATTTCTATCATTTTTTCTTGTGCTGCTGAAGCTTTTGCCAGTTCTAGCGCTGCGTCTGCCGATCTTCGCACCTGTTCTTCATTTCTGTTTAGTTCCCCTGTATTTTCATCAACTGACAGTGACAGCTCCGGGAACATCGTATTTAATTGACTCGTGATCGCGTTCATTTGTGCGATTTCACCCTTTGTTTTTCCCGTTTGGGATTCTAATAAGTACAGTTTTGCGATCAGTCCGTCAGCAACCTTCTTCTGTGCTTCTACTGTCTGCACGGAATCTTTTGCACTGTCAGTTGTTTCTTCTAATGCGTTCGACGTCTCTTTTAGTTTCTCTATATTCTTATCTGCTTCTTTTGCAAGCTCGCTCGTTTCTTCTTTCGCTTCTCGTAGACCCGACGAAAGGGCAGCGACTGCTGTTGTCGTGGCCGCTATTCCCAGTACGACAAGCGCGATCGGATTCGCTGAAAGCACGGCGTTAAAAGCTCCCTGCGCCGCTGTTGCCGCTCCGGTTGCCGCTGTATTTGCAGTTGTTGCCGCCGTTCCTGCTGCTGTTGCCGCTGTGTTTGCCGTTGTCGCCGCCGTCGATACGTTTTCCGCTGCTGTCGCCGCTGTTTTTGCTACTGTATGCGCTCCAAGCCATTTGATCCCGCCTTTGATCCCTTTTTGCGTATCGTCTAAAAGTTTTACAAGTTCGTTTCCTTTTTTTACAACAAACATTCCGGCAATCACCGGAGTCAATGCTTTTGCCGCTATCGTTACGCCACCGATATTCTCTCTTAGAATTTCCATTCCTTTTTCCGCTACTGGTAAGAACTTTTCTAATATCGGCGTCATCACGTCCGTTTGGAACGTCCTTCCTAACATCTTCCACTGATTCGTGACGCTATCGTATCGGATATCTTTGATTTCCTGCATCGTTCCGTTCACATCTTTGTATGTGTTGTTCACCTTGTTCAAAGATGTGATAACTTTCATTGCGTTATCTTCTCCCAGGGCGCTCCATGTATTGCTTGCGATTGTAAGTGCTTGTTGTTTGTTCTCCATGTTTGACAGGTCAGATATCACAGACTGGAAAACTTGTTTTGTAGAAGCCTCTCCGTTTTTCCACTGTTCAAATAATATTTTTGTATTCCCTGAAAATGAATTGATATTTTTTTCGATTCTTCCGTCTGCTAAGCTGTTTCCGAACTCCTTTACGAAGTCGTTTACTTTGTCCAGATTGTATGCGCCAGAATCTAACCCATTTTGTAAGATCGAAAACATTTCCTCTGCCGAAAATCCGGCTTGCCCCCATAATTGACTATACTCTGCTAAGTTGTCCGTCAGTTCCCCGGACTTGTTCAGACCGCTCTGCGCGCCTTTTGCAATATAATCAAACGCCTGCTCTGCCGTTAATCCCATGTTGTCCATGAGTGCGTCCGCTCCTCGGATCGATTCGCTTAAATCCGTCCCGAATACTTCTTCTAAAGCCATTCCGCTTTCTGTCATCTCTTTTAGTTTTGACGGGTCTGTTTCGTTTGTATATTGTTTTACGAGTGCCATCGCATCCGCAACGTCGCGTATTGAGTCTCCGTGTCCCGCAGAATAGACTTCCTGCATTTCCTCTTTGTATGCTTTCGTTTCTTCCGCCGTTGCTCCGGTACTTGCCTGTAAACGGTTCTGCGCTTCTTCCAGTTCGAGTGTTCCTTGTATTGCGCTTGTAAACGCGTCTTTCCCTATATCAACAACTGTGTTTTTTAGATTCGTTTTTAAAATCGTTCCTAATTTCGTTATTTGATTAACCGTATCGTCTGTTTCATTCCCGAATTCATCAATGCTTTTTGCGCATCCTTTCCAGCTTTTTTCTGCCTCTTTCAGATATGTATCGTTTTCATTCAGCGCTTTTGTCGCTCGGATCGTCTGTGCTTCCGCGTTGTTTAGCTGCTTTTTCCAGTCACTTACACGATTTCCAGCTCTCCGATACGTTTCTTCGCCTTTGCTTACGATTTTTTCTAAGCCTTCTACTAGTTCTCGTTGTTCTTGCAACGCTTCTTCTGTTGTCTCTGACGAGTTTTCCAGCTCTTCCAACGCGCTTTTTGTCTGCTGTAACTTACTTTTGTATTCGGCTAATTTGTTCCCGACTTTTTCATACTGTTCTTCCGAATTTTTTAGCCCTTTTTTAACGGTTTCTTCTTTCTTTACATGTTCGTCCAGTGTCCGCGATAAAATATCATGTTTCTTTTTCAGCGTGTCAAGCGTGTTCGCATTTCCTACCGTTTGCGCTTCTGCTAGTTTCATTTCCGACTTTAAAGCCGCAACGCTTTTATTGCACGCAGATGTTGCGGTTCTGAATTCTTTTTCGCCATCCAGTGTGATATATGCCCCGATACTCTTCTTCGCCATTTTTCTCACCTCCTTGTAGATACAAAAAGAACACTTACCCAAAGATAAGTGTTCTTGTCTTGAAAGCTATTGTTTTATCCTATTCATTTCTGGTCTTCCATTAATTTTTCCACATACTTTTTTACGTAGTTCTTGTATCTTTCTCTTCGGTGCATCTTTGCTTTCCAAAAATCTATCCGCTCCGAACTGTCTAAACTTAAAATTGCAATTCCTATTTTCTTTATTATCATAGGAGAGAAACCAATTATAATACCGCTAATCAATTTTGTTGCGTCTGATTCTGTTATCGCCATGTATATTCCCGCTATAATTCCCGAAATGACACACGCTAACATATAGGGGTGGTATTTCCATATATAACTTATTGTTGCTTTCGCCAAAATGATATAAGGGTTATTTTTTTTCATTTCGCGCCTCCTTCATGGATTTATCATAACATAATTTTATTTATAAATCCATGAGGGATTCCACTTTTTTCTCCTCTTCAAATATCATTCGTTTCATTTTGTAGTTGTGCATCCGCTTAAATTCTTTGAAGAGATCTGCCCACTTTCCAAAATACATGTGGGCGATCTCTTTTTCGGTGTATCCGATCTGCATTCCTGTAAATATAACCCACGCAAAGTTTATTCTTTCCCCTTCTTCTCCCTCTGCGTGGTTTTCGGGTTTTTTCTTCTAAAACACCTTGCAAACTCCGCGTGTAAAATTTCCGCTAATTCCTTCGGCGCCATATCCACCTTCCTGGTTAATGTTTTTCCTGAGACTTCCTGGATCTCCTTTCCGTTTTCCCGTTCGATCTCGATCCCTTCCTGTACCATCCATTCAAGTGCATCACGCAGCGTTTCTATTTTTGGTTCTCCGTAAAATCCGACGAGTCTTCCTTCCTCATTTCTTTTATATTCCCCGTTTTCATCCACGGCTGGGGTAAAGCCGTTTAGCCCGTTTTCAAATTCCGACAAGTCTTCATATTTATCCTGTATCCTTTCCAATACGAGAATATCACACTTGATCGGATATTTTTCTCCTGATAATTCAATGTAATTTGTCTTTTCAAACATGTTGCTACTCCTCTTCTTTTCCTACAATCCTTCTACTTTTCCGAATTTTGTGTTGATCCATTTTAATGCATCCTCGCTTGCGTCGAACGCCTCGAAATTTTTCCAGTCCCCGTCCTCGTTCGCAATCGCCCTACCTGTAATTGACGGGGTTTTGTATTCGATCGAATCACCTTTTGTGCTGTAATCCTCCGACGGTTCTGAAAACTTTACTTTATACAGTACGTTTCCAATAAACTTTCTCACGCCGTCCACCTTTTCCACGGATATCCAACCCATTCCGACATATTTCGCCTGATCGTCTTTATTAAAGGTTGCACCCGTTTTTCCTTCATTTACTTTGTGCCCGAACATTTTTTCGTGCGCCTCGATCGGGATTGTGCTCGTATTCAATGTTACTTCTGCGTAATTAAATTCCTTGTCGTATTCCACTTGTGCGTCGTCCGCGTTCAAACTTCCTTCTGCGTAGTTCGGCGTTACCTGCAGCCCGATTGCCTTTCCAAATGCAAACGGCTCTCCGTATACTTTCGCTCCTGTTATTTCTGCAATAATCGGTTTTCTTAATCCTACATATGCCATATTTTTTCCTCCTAAATTCCTGCCTTTTCATCAATCCAAGCATCTGCCTCCGCTTTGCTTGTGAAACGTCTCTTTGTTCTCCAGTTTCCGTTATAATCCGGGGTTGCCATTCCCTTTACACTTGGGGTTATATATGTGATTGCATCCCCTTTCGTTTCGTGAGTCCGTCCTTCTTCGCGGAATAAGACCTTGTGTATCCAATATGCGACGTAACTCGTCGCTCCTGCGATTACTTCTCTCGTTACAATCCCTAGTCCGATCGGGCTTGCCCTATTGTTTTGATTCGCTATCGTTTCATCGGCATTGACTTCATACCCGAATATAACCCCCTCTGAACCTTCTGACGTTTCGCTTATTTCGAGTGTTATGTCCGCGCTTCTTATTTCTTCTTCCGGATCTGTTTCGTTTATGTCTTGATAGTCACTTACATCCTCATAATTTGGCGATATTTCATATTTTACAGCTTTTCCGAATCTTGTTCCGTTTTTGTAGGACACCACTCCGTTTCGTTCTTCGTAAACCGCAATCACCGGGTGTGTCAAACCTACATATGCCATCACTCTTCCTCCGTATAGCATTCAATGCATAAATGATTGTAGCCTGTTTCTTTTTCATAGTTTGTGTAAATTCCCGTAATAATAAAGCCGTTCTCTCTTAGCTTTTTTCGGGCTTCTTTTCGCATTCCTATGTAATTCCCTTTCGTAAAAGCATGTATTTGCATGTGCTGCGCCCAGTCTTCATCCGCGTCGTCTGCATAATACCCCGGTTCTTCTATTTCCGGGTTGTATATCGCATATATATCCGGTGCAGAATCATGTGGGCATTTTAACGGCCACACGTTCCCGCTGAATAGTTCTCCGATCGCTTGTTCTATTTTTTCATTTACGCTCACCTTGTCACCTCGTTGAATTTCTGCTGCATTATCTTTAAACAATCGCTTTCGGATGATTTTATCGCGGGTGATATGACGGGTCGAGCCTGTTGTTTCTGTGTTCCGTAGTTTAAGTATGCAAGTTTTTCATTGTTCCGAACGCCTTTTTTATCTTTTCCCTCTGCTGTTACCATCACATAATGACCGTACACGTTTTTTCCCGGCTTCTTTGCTTTGATGCTTTCTTTTAAGTCTCCCGTCGCATACCCTTTATTTGTTGCTTTTGACACTTGGTTTTTTAACTCTTTTTCGAGTGTTGGCGCTGCCGCGTTTAAAAGCTCCGGCGCGTATTCGTCAATGTTCCCAAGTTTTTCCAGCTCTCTTGCAAATTCATCAAACCCCATTAACCGAAATCCCATTACCCACAAATTACCTCCATCTTTGCTTTTCCCGTCTTATATGTCCTCTTTATTTCGTAAACTCTTCCGTCGTGTTCTACTTTCCTTGCATATTCTGTTTTACCGTTTACAGTGTGTCTTGTCTGTTCCCAGTCTTCCTGTCGGATTTCAAAAACCGCCTCTACTTTCACGCCCGCTCTCATGGACTCATAAGCTTCTTGTCTCTTCACGGATTTCTCTCGACAATACGCCTCGTATTTCTGGCTTTTAGATATCGGAAATCCGTCTTTGTCTTTCGTAATTGTCTCCCATACTAATTCAAGTGTGTCCACCTTATTCTCCTTTTTCCTTGCCGTAGTCGCCCGATAAACTCATTGCGTCCCGCAGCGCTCCGAATGCAGTTCTGAAGCGGTCTGTGTCTTCATCGTATCCGTAATTCCCTTTGCAATACAGTACAACCGCCTGATAGTATGTCGGGTCTGATTCATCTCCGTATATTCCTACCAGTTCGAGTTCTTTTCTGCACGAGAGGACAAGATCCTTGATCTCATCCTCCGCCGCTTTTGACATCGCTCGCACTCTTGCTTTTAGTTTTTGTATTAAATCCTCATTCACTTCCCGATTCATTCAGTGCCTCCAAAAGCTCGTTTTTCGTCATGCTGCTATATCTTTTTATCCCTGCCAACTTTGCGGCCTTTTTCAACTCTGCCGCTGTAGTTCTTTCTTTGTAAATAACGTGATTTTCCATCACGCCGAATACTTTTTTGTTACAGTCACAAGTGAGTTCAGATCAATCGCTTTTCCGTCACAAATCATAACCGCTTTTGTGATCTGGTCTTCTGTGTCGTCATCCTCGTAAGTTTTTACACGCATCGCATAATTTGTATTGTACATATAATCCGACCAGTCAAACAAAAATGCTACAACCGTATCCGCTTTCAATGATGTGTCTAAGCTCGGCATATATTCGTTCAAAACAACTCTTCTGCCCAATAACGTTCTTTCCGGCGTTCCGTTAATGCCGTAATTCGTTCGCGCAATCGGTTGTCCGTTCGCGTCGGTCATCCCCACAAATTTCATGAATGTTTTCTTTGTCATGTTCCACACCGCGCCATTTTCATAAGATAGCGGAAGCGCCGCTTCTGCATCGATCAGCGTTTTGTATCCCGGCTCTGCTTTTGCGTCAATGTCCACGTTCTGACCTGTTATAACCGTCTCTTTTAAGACGCCTTTCGGCTGACCTGCTCCCGTTCCTGCGATAAATGCTTGTTCCTGCGCTTTCACCATCGCTTCTGATACGCTTTTTACGAAGACCGTTTCAAAGACTTTCAAGGACATCACCGATGTTTCAAGTGTCATCGAAATCGCGCATCTTAATTTGTAGCCCTTGATGTCGATCTGTCCTGTCGTCTTCTTCTGTTTGTCCGACGTTCCGCCTTCTGCAACCCAAGTCGCAACCGGTTTTACACTTGACGTCGGGATTGTCGCCCCTGCCGGATATGCCGTTTTTGTTACCAGCGGAAGGATCATTCCGATTGTTTCCATTTTTTCAATAATCTGATTAATAACCGTCGGAGAAATAACCGCGCCTACATCTGTCGTTTTTGTGTTGGCATTCGCATTCGTGAATTTCTCCGGGATCTCGATTCCTCTCGTCACATAATTCATGAACGCTTTCCTGTATTCCTCGGTATCGTACATATTTTCTTCATGTTCTTTTATCGTGTTTGCAAAATTCATTTTTTCGCCTGCGGATCCGAACAGGTTCATCGCCTGCGGCTCTTTGCTTAACGCGTTGAAATTCGCCTGCGCCTGCGCAATCGTATCCCATGCGTCATCGAGTTCTTTCACTTCGTTCATTTTCGTTTCTGCTTCTGCTGCTTTCCCCTGATCCAGTAAAGCCTGTGCTGCGTTCATCAGTTCTGCTCTTTTTTCTTCGTACTGCTTTTTTCTCATCGTTTTTCTCCTTTTAATTTTAAAAAATTTAATTTTTGCTGTGATATAAAAACAGATTCATCTTTCGACGTCTCCGTTTCTTTCATTGCTTTTCTTGCTTTTTCCATCGCTTCTTGTGACGGTAATTGAAAACCGTATCCTGCTGCCAATATTTTTCTCTCCAGCTCCTCAAACATAATTGCATCAATCAAGCCTCTTTCTTTTGCTTGTTGTGCCGTAAGCCATGTTTCCGCCTCCATCATTTCAAGGGCGTCTTCTTCGCTCATCCCTGTTTTTGCAATATACGCCGTGCTTAAAGCTTTATCCGCTGTTCTTAACACTTCCGCAGCATGTTCCATGTCGCTGTGATTTCCTCTCGCCCCTGTGCTCACGCAGTGCACCATCATAAGGGACGTCGGTGTCATAGAGCAATGTCCAGCCATAGCGATAATCGACGCCGCGCTGCAAGCTTGTCCGGTAATAAAAATTTTTACGTTATCCTGCTGCCGCAAAAGTGTGTAAATCTCTGATCCAACATCAATTACGCCGCCCGGCGAATTAATGTATACCTCAATTTCATCCCCCGGCTGTACTGCGTCAATTACTTTTTGTACATCTCGCGGACAAGTGCTGTCTTCTTCCCACCAGTCGTAAATCCATTTGTAATCATTCGGGATGATTGCGCCTCTTATATCGATCTTATGTTTCATCTTCTTTCACCTCTTCCCCTTTTAGCAACATGACCATAACTTGTGTCATAGCTGCGTAGTTTTCTGCGTTCATTTTGTTCAAGCAGTCTTTTAAAAGATTTACAACTTGCGTGTCAAGTCTCCTGATCGGCTGATCTCCTCCCGGTATCGGTGTCATGTTCATTGTTTCTCGCCATTCGTTTGGCGTCATTGCCCCGCGGTCTACCATCGCCTGAAACGCAAGTTTTGTCGTTAGACTAGCGCACTGTAGATTATTTGCTTCAAAAACAATTCGATTCCCAAACCCTCGTTCTTTCCTTGAGAAGATCCCAACTGTATATGTTTGATGCATCTGTACGACAATCGGCTCTATTTCCGCCTCATAGTATGCCGTCCACTCGTTTTCCGTGTAGTCACTTTGCACGATTTTTTTATTTGTGTTAAAAAACGAATAGATTCGTTCTATCGTCCGGTCCGTTTGTGCTGCGTTTGGTACATAGTCTTTCGGTTCAATTCTTTGTACGTCTGCTTTTGCATCTACTCCCGCCGCTCCGAAAGTATCTGTCTCGACCGCTAAATAATTCTTAACAAATTTTTCTACATTGCTTCTAATATCTTCGTCTCGCATGGAGGTTTTAAAGTTTAATAGCCACCTTACGACGCCGCTGTTTTTAATCGCCCTTATAATCCCCCGGTCAATCGTCCCTATTACATCCATCATAGGCGCGATCGCTTCCACCGGACTTTCTCCAAAAATGTCATTTTCGTTATAATCTTGTTTTAAATGAATGATATCTTTGTACGGAAATGTTCCGCTTTTTCCGTTTCTATACTGGAATTTTAAAAACAATTCCCCTGTATCGTTATACTTTGTTTCTACCATTGTGCATGGTATCGGGTACATCTGCACCGCTTTCCCGTTTTCATCCCGTACAATTAATATAAACGCATTGTTGTTTAGGCAAAGCTGCGTTGCCACTTTCTCCTGCATCTGCTGCGCCGTCATATACGGGTTTGGTTCTGACAATAAAAAACGGATGTTTGCATCTGGGTTGACTTTCAGCCCTCCCGCCGGATCATCTCGGATGTGTTTCCCTGTAAGTTTCCCGATCGCCTTCACTTTTGGGCGTATGCACGCCCTCACAATGTCACTCTCGTATAGCTTCCCGTTCCATGCATAGTGTAGTTCACCTGTAGTTGTTACCATCTGCAGCACATTCTTTTCTTTTTTCGCGGTCTTTTCTGTTGGTTCTCTCTTCCAAAATGGTTTCATATTCCCTCCGTTTGCATAAAAATAACGCCTACTATGGCGTTAAATTAATGACATATATTCGTTATAATTATTTTGCAGCACTACATACGCGTCGAGCAGTGCCGCTGTTCCGTCAATCCTTCGTCTTGGCTTACTCGTTTTAATCGGCTGAATATTGTCGTTTCGATCGATATCTACAGCCGTGTTGCAGAGGCACCACTTGTCTACCGGATTGTTATTGTATACGATCAAATTGTTTTCCAAATCCGCTCCCAAGTTCTTCATCGGCTGTGATAGCGTCTTTTTCCCTTGTATTATCGGGATCATTGCCGTTTTTCCGAAGTATTCCTGCATATCCTCTACAAAGTAAGCCGCGCTCCATGAATCGTAACCGATCATATTTATGTAGATATCATATTTTTCTTGAATCTCTACAAACCAAGCTCTGACATCTTTGTACGATATCTTGTTCCCTTTGCACGTTCTTACATATCCTTTTTCAATCCATATATCATAGGGGATCTTATCCTCTGTGATCCTTTTTTCCACAAGGTCTTCCGGTATCCAATACATAGAGAGTGTATAAATTTTTTCGCTTTCAGGAATCTTAAACAGTACTTTTGCCGCTGTTAAGTCTGTTGTCGATGACAGGTCTACTCCTCCGACTCCGTATCTTGGTTTTAAGTCTTCTATGCTGAATGTTTCCGTGTTGTTTGCCTGCTCAAATGTCAGCCATGCTTCTGACGATGTTTCGCGGATATTGAACTCTTTGCATAGCAAGTTTTTTACAAGTAGCGGATTTTTCTTTGCTTTCTCCACTTTATCCTTAAGGGTCTGTTTATTTTTGATCGTCCCAAGTCCCGGATTCGCTTTTTTCCAGCAACTCTCATCCGTCCACTCTTTTCTGTTGTCAATCTCGTAAATAAATGCAATGAGATGTTCGTCTTTGTATCCTTCCGGGTCGTCGTATCCGTTGATGACCATTTCCGCTTCATCGTATTTTTGATCGTAGATATCTTCTCTGATCGTTCCCGCTGTCGATGTAATATACACAAGCGGCTGTTCCCTTGCAGACACTCCGTCCGCCATGATGTCATATAATGCTTTTCCTTGCTTCCATTGATGGATCTCATCCATTAGCACACAATGTATATTTAACCCGTCCAGTGTGTCGCTGTCGGACGCTAACGGTTTAAAAACTCCGTCATTAAAATCTGTATCCAGTTCCGCCACGAGCGATCTAACTCTTTTACTCAAAGCTGGGGATTTTCTAACCATTCTTTTTGATTCAAGCCATATAATTTTACTTTGATCCTTTTTCGTCGCCACTGCGTACACTTCCGGACCCATCTCTCCGTCTGCCGTCAGCATGTACAGACCTACGATCGACGCTAACAATGACTTTCCATTCTTTTTCCCTACAATGAGTATCGATTCTCTGTATTTGCGATTTCCTTCGATATCGATAAACCCAAACACTGTTGCTAAATGTGCTTTTTCCCACAACTCCAGCTTTACGCGTTTCCCGCCGCATTTCCCTTTGGAATGCCTGCAAAAGTTTTCTGCAAACTCTAATATGTGATTTCCTCGCTTGGGGGAGTAAAAATATTCTCCAGGGTATTTTATATCTTTTACGACTTTTTTGTATGTCCTGCGTATCTTGTCGCCTGCATTGATATTACCTTTTTCTATTTCCTCCCAGTATTCCAGGATCGGATTATATGCGAGCGGATATTTAATCATCTCTGCCATTTACAAAACCTTCAAACCCATCATCTTGCGGCGGTGCGTTTTTTTCTTGTTCTTTTGGTAATAAATCTGTAAGTTGTTTTATGATCGCAGAATAGTTTTTTATCATCGTGTTATAGATTTCGACCTCCGAGCATTTCTTTATCCCTTTTTGATTCGCTCCGTTCTGGTATTCTTCTGTGTATCCTTTTTCGTTTATGATTTTTCTTAGTTCGTATAAAGACGCTGCCATAAACGCCGCCTCATCCACAAGCGATTCCACCGACTTTTTTGTTTTTTTATCAAGTCTCGTGTAGATCCCCGCAAGTTTTCTTTTTTCCGCCTTTATGATATCGTCTTTGCTTTTTTCGTTATAATTCACCCCATCTTTTACCTTTTCCTTTCTTTTCTTCGTTGTCTTTTAACGCGTTTACCTACACCCCTTCGCGCAAAATTTCCTGTGGGTTAGATGTATCTCCGACTGTGGTCAGCCGGTTTTTAAAAAAATTATGAATTTATGGGGGGGAGTTCGCGCAAATCTCCATCTTTGTCAAATTCATAGCGTATAAGTCTCTCTGCTTCTCCATCTTTTGCCCCCTCTTTTTGATGGCAAATATGGCAGTCGTACTTTAAATTATTAATTCCTAGCGTTATGTTTGCGTCGTTGATATTCTCCGGCGTCAGTTCGATTTTGTGATGTACAATATATCCTGGCCGTTCTCTGCATGTTTCGCATAACCCGCCGTCGATCGCTCTTCTCTTTGCTATATATGCTTCTCTGCATTTCTTCCATTTTTGGGAGCTGTAGAAGCTTCTTGCAAATTCTTTTGCCATTCTCGTTTTCCCTCTTTCTTTGTATACAAAAAGCAGCCGACTTTCGCCTGCTGCCCCTTGTATTTCTCTGTTTACTTTTTCTTCAATTCTTTTATCTGCTTCCGCTGTTCTTTATTTCCCCAGCTCTTCTGCTAACTCTCGGAATACTTCCGACAATTCTTCGCACTCTTCTTTGGTTAAATCATGTCCAAAACAATAGTCGCAACATTCCATCAGTGTGATGTTTTCTCCGTTCCATTCCAGCGAAAATACTCTGTCTTTTTCTCCTAGTTGTTTTAAAAGTTGCTCATGCTTTTTAACTACCTCTTTATCTTTGTATTGATCGTAATTGCAAAACATGTCATCACTCTCTTTCAAAATAGTTTTCAAAAAAAGGACGCCCTTTCGGATGTCCTTGCGCGTGGTTATGAGAGGGTTATTTCCCTCTTTGTCTTTTAATTCAGTTTATACTATATCACATTTTGAACTCTCATTCACTCTCATTTTCTAAAATTTTTATAAAATTTCAAAGTTTTCTAGGGCTCTATCATATATCCTGTATAATTTCGCCTCGCTTACCCCCATCTTATTTTTTATTTCTTTCCACTTTTCTCTGAGTATGTAATATCTTGTAAGCGCTTCTTTTTCTTGCTCGTCGCTCATTTTATTTATTGCTTTCCTGATACGTTCGTACTGGATCACGCTTTCAATCCATTCTTTTTTCAACTCATCCGTGAGGCTTTCGATTTTTGCGTAGCAATCCGATAGATCCTTTTGACTGCTGTCCCGCGGCATTCCATCACCTTGCAGCGCCGGAAGCATCATTCCGAGTCTTAGTTGTTGTATTTGATCTTTTATTAAAGTTTCTCTATTCTTTGCTTTTATATATCCCTTGAGGTATTCTTTTTTCTGTTCGATTTCTTCCCATTTCTGCATTATTATTGCCTCTCGTTCTCTTCCAGTATTCTAGTACGGTTTCTTTTCTCAACTGCTGCCCCTGCGCTCGGATCAACGCGGCGGCGCTTGGTTTGTTTGTGTTGCTCAATGTATCAGCTCCTACTCTACTTTCATAAATCTGCTCATAATGTGTTCCTTGCATGACGACTTCTCTTTCTTAGGTTGTCTGTACGGCTTTGGAAGTGACTGCCATGCGATCACATCCGAATTTTTCCATTCTGGATAGTTATCTAACATCCACCCTTCTTCTTTTTCGTAAAGTGCAAATTCAAAAGCGTTATCAAATAATATGTTATCTGCTGGTTTTCCGCTTACTTGTACCAACACTATTTCTTCACAATCTTCCGGCAATCTCTCTTCTACCGGAATCCAACCATCATTGCTAGGGACATTTGTGTCCTTACCGACATTAACAACTATCTTAGACTCTCCGCAAAATTCAAAGCAATTATTAAGCCAATCAATAACATAGTCTAAATAATACGAGCTATACCCCACTGTGTAATGATCTTCACCCACTTTTTTGTACTTGATCCCATAATATGGTTTCCCGTCAGTCTTACGCGATATTATTTCCGCGCTTGTTACTTTTTCTTTTTCATTCATGTGTGAACGAATGATATCTTTTACCCTACTCGCCCGCACATACCCATCCACCTCCATATTACCTATATAAATAGGCGCATCTTCTTGAAATGTCGCTTCTTCAATCTCTTCCAGAATCTTCTCTAGTACGTTCATGTTCTCAACTCCATTCTTGACCTTGTATTTCAAACTTCTTTCCGCATTTTTGACATTCTAATATTTCATAATCCCAATCTGACGGGTGTCCACATAAATCACAGAATTCTGAATAATCATATTCATTTTCTTCTTCGCAATACGGACATTCAAATACAACAGAGGTAGGAATACACCTAACTACAACTTCTACATCTTCCATCACTCCACCTTCAACAGTTCAAAGTATTCTTCAAAATGCTTTTTGGTTATTTCCAGCCACGAACCATAATCTACAGCATCAATATGAACATGGTCTTGACCGCCAATCATCATGTGACCGCTTTCATCTAATTCATAAGCTTTTCCTTCGTCGATTACAATCGAACTATTTTCGATTAGAAATCCATCTTCGTCGTATCTATCTACGCAAAAAGACTTCTTGCATTTATATTTCATTGCTCCACCTCCAACAAACTATTTCTTAAATTCACATGCTAAAATCTCGAATTCCACATCGTCATGCAACTTTCCATCCAGTAGTTTTGCAACCTGTCTATGATAAGCACACTCTCTACCGCCATGCTTTTTAATAAAATTTCTATATCCTTTAACTGCTGGGTTCTCGACAAATGCACTCCATGATACTCTATTCATGCCGTGTTTTTCAAATAAATCACAAATCACTTTATAAACATCTCTTGCGAACTCTATATGATTTCCAAAACTTATAATTCCGAAGTTATCTGCACTCATTGTTATCCAACTTATACGATAAGATATGTACCCAATCACATTTCCATTGTTATCAACTGATGCGAAATGATGAGCGTCATAATTATTGTCAGGAATTGTTGGTAGTTCGCTCCCTGTCCATCCGCTATAGAACATATATTTAAGGTCGTACCATGTCCTCAAAAAAAGTTTTTCTAATTCCTCTTTGTATAATTGCGCTGGTTTTAGCATCACTTCACCTCCAATCAAAATGAATATGCTACCCAAAAATATTGCGTACTTCCTTCAATCGGATAGTAATATATTCCATCTCCGGAATCTTCCCCGCGCATCCATTGGTCACAATATTCTCCATCTGTTTGTTCTTCTCCGTTTGGTTCTTGAGATACCCCAAAACCGTCTATCCAAAAATCCTCAAAACCATTTTCATTAGCAAACTCTTCCAATTCTTCATAAAGTTTATCTATTTCTTTTTTTAGCTCCTTATATCTTTCTGCTTTACTTGCTATTTCTTTAGGTGCTTTCATTTATCTCTCCACCTCCAACAAATCTGCATTATCAAAAATATTGCCGATTACTTCAACACAGTTCCTTTCACATACATAAAATCCAAGATTGCAAGCGTCTGTGTGCATCTCTTTTCCAAATACATAACTGTAATCTAACTGCCAATCTCCTTTATTGTATGTCACGATTTCAGGATATTTTTCTTTTCTATTGCATATATCATTCTCCCAAATCTTCTGACCTCTCTCGTCGGTAAGTCCTGTGCACTGGCAGAGTGTGTCTGGATTAACCTCAACCATATCTGGCATATTGTTTATCATTCCCCATAAAATATAGCCTTGTTGCCATATTTGATAATAATAACCTTGTATCCATTCACCATTATCTTTTCTCTTTGCTTTAAAAAGTATTTCTCTGTTCATCTTCTACCTCATCAAAAATTTATATTAATTCCCGTATGTTCCAGATGTTGTATTCGTGTGTGTCGTGTTCTGCAATTTCTTCTCCGTCCCTTACTTGTTCTCTCTGATCCCCAGCTCAATCCCTAGTTCCTCTTTGATCGTTTTTATATAATCGTTCCAGCTTGCCATGTCATCCATGATGCATTCCGCCTTTTTGTTAAACCTCTTAATAAATCGGTCGCATCTTTGTGTTCCGAAGCCGAACTCGTCATGTAAGGTTGCCACGGAAAGGATTGTTACTGTGTCTACTGTCTGTTCTTTGATCTTGATTGTCGCCCTGTTAATGTCTTTTTTTGCTAAGGCGGTACGGATTCCGGTGACATTCCTGAATTCGATTTCTTTTTCCAGCGCTTCGACACCCTCATTTTTGACGATTTCAAGCGCCATTAATAATCCATCTTCCCGTCCTGTTATGTAATCGTTTCTTTTTGCCATTGTTTTTCCTCTTTTTCATCCTTTTTTTCGAGATGTCAAAATCCCACTTCAAAACAGTAATTACTGTTTGTAGCAGGTTTTTGATTGATCCTTTTTTCTATCCTTTTATACTATAATTTCTTCGACACTTATACAGCGTTTGTGATGCAGCTCTTTTCCCGATCTATAGTAAAGATCGCCTGTTTCTGCGTTCCAACCCCAATCAATCACGTTATAAACGGTCTTGATGCCTGTTTTTGTTTTTATTTTTAAGATCCTCACGTTTTTCTCCTTTCTCCCGCCGCACAAAACGGCGGGGAACCCTGTATTTACTGGTTGCGCGTGACATTTTATATGTATCATCGCCATATGGCGGAGGTACTAGAGGTAGTTCTTCCTTGCGATCTGTTCCCATTCTTTTCGGGTGTGAACCTTTTCAAATTCCGTTTGTGCGATTTTACAGAGCAGCTCCCTCATTTCTCGGCTGTTGTGTACTGCCTGCTGCCCCGTCCGGTGATGTTCAATGCATAGGTCTACTTTTAACCCGTTTTCTTCGGATATTGCTCTTTGTCCTGCCCCGAACAGGATATGATGCTCTTCCGTCTGCTTTACGGAATAGTCACCATTTAACCGGGCGCATAAGTAGCAGATGCCCTTTTGACTGTTTAAAATGCTTTTTTTGTGGATTTTCCGTTTTTTCTTCTTTCCCGGCTTCGGGAAAGCCATGTCCGAATAGTCAATGCTCATCTTCCGTCTCCTGTGTGTATAACTCATGAGTCCCGTTTAGGATCTTTAGTTCTTCCAGTGATCGAAATGAGAACCCCATCTGCTGAAGTAATCTATAGAAGTCTCTTAGGCATTTCATCCCTTTTTCGTAGTGTCCGTAATAGTCAGTTGCTTCGTACGGCTCTGCCGTCCGGGTCAAGAGGATCAGCATTTGCTTTTCTTGGCTTATTTCTGCAAATTCTTTTTCGATCCGTTCTTTTTCCTCTTCTTTCGCTTTGTACGCGTTTTCGATCCCGTAAAATCCATACACCTCGTTCATGTGTGCTACGCTTCCGCCGTCCGTTATCCGGTTTATCATGATCTTCCAGCCTGTTTCTTTTACATCAACTTCTTTCGGTATTGTGATTTTTCCCGACACAAGTTCTTTAATAAAATCGTTCCTTTCCCTTCTCATCCTTTTCAGGATTTCCGTTATTTTTCTTTTGTTTTCCTTGATTTTCTCCGTTTTCTTTTCCTGTTCCGTTTTTTCCCGCTCTTTTTGTATTACTTTTTTTACTACATAGATCCTATCGTAGTATTGATAATAATAGAGCTGATCTTTTGTGTCTTGCAGATCGATTTTTGTTTGATCCTCCCACTGTGATAGATCAATATTTGTTATCTCTTTCCATTTTCCGGTCCATCTTTCTTCTTTCGCTCTTTTCGGCGCGGCTTTTACTCCTTTTTCTTCCAGTATTTCAAACACTATTTGAGCGTTTTTCTTTATTTTTTCTTCTTTCACGGCCTGTTTTGCTTTCCATGCGATTTCGCGTGACGATACTGCAGTCTTAAGGATTTCATTCCTTTTTTTGATGTCTTGTACCTTCTCCAGCTCGTAAAGGTCCGTTAATGTGAGTTGGAAGTTCTTATTTTCTTCGCGCCTCGTAAGTGTTTCTTGATCCAGTTTTGCAAGATTTAACCTATGTCGTACTGTACTTCTGCTAAATCCGGTCTTTTCCGCGATTGTTGTTTCTGTTTCTCCCAAATCCAACATGAGCTGGAATCCTTGTGCTTGCTCGCTTACTGATAGATCGCTGCGCTGCATGTTTTCCAACAACATCGTTGATATTTGCTCTTTTTCCGTCATTTCCACAACGGAACAGGGCATTGTTTTCAATCCCGCTTTTCTCGCTGCCGTCAGTCTTCGGTTTCCGATCACTACAAGATAGTGGTCTTTTTTGTCCGGGTTTGGTACTACAGTCAAATTTTGCATTACGCCACGAGCTTTTATGCTTTCCGCCAGCTCGTCAATGTCGGTGTATACCTTCCGCACGTTCTGCGGGTGTATGTCTAACTGTTCGATTGCAATATCTTGTATCATATCTGCTCTCCTTTCAGTAATTTTTCCACTTCCCACCAAGTAAACGACCTTTTGATCCCGTAAGGGTTTTCAAAAAGTGCGTGGTGTGGAAACGCTTTTAAAAAGCGCATCCGTTTCTTGATGGCAGTGTGTTTTTCGCTTCTTTCCGGCTGCTGCCGGAAAATCAACGTATATATCTTTCCTTCAACGAGTCTTGGGCGGTTGCCGATGTATTCCCTTGCGTTTTTCGCGCATCTTGCTTCTTTTGTAATTCTCATGGTGTCCTCCTTATGTTAGTTCTTCTCTTAGCAATCCCTGATAATCATTGCTGGCGCAAAAGCGAAATTCCGTTTCGTGTTTCTCCGCTTCCTCAAGGTACATTTTCCATAATTCTTTATTTTGGACTTCCGCGCCTGTGGCTTTTTTCCACTCGGATCGCCGCCACTTCTCCGGCGCTCCTTGTTCTGAAATATTTTTGATATAAGCGTTATCAGTGTGAATTACAACATGACACTGCTCTTTTAATTTTTGTAATGATTTTATGATTGCGATCAGCGTCAATCTGTTGTAAGTAGATTCGCACTCTTCGCCACTCATGACCCGGTATGCTTCTTCTCCGTTTGACCTAGTAAATACTAGGGCGGATGCGTATTTCCCATCTTTTACAATGGGGGATTTTATGGTGGTTTCTATGTAGATATTTACTGTTTTCATTTTAAATCCTCCTGTGGATTCTGATCAGTGTGTATCTGCGGTATCTCATCCCCGTAGCCGGGTTGATCCCCTCGTAACTGTTTGCGATGTAATAGCCTTTTTTGGGTTTTACTTCTTTTTGCCAGCGTACAAGTTTTTGGGATTTCGGTTCGGGTAACGGCATATTTTTCGCATGGTTGTAGCTTGCTTCTTTTAGTCGCGGTTTTCCTTTGCTTCCGTCCGATCGTTTTTCTCTTGTTTTTTCGTTTTTTGTCATATAGTTTGCCAGTTTTGTAAAATCCTCATCGTAAAACCGGCTTTTTTTGATCTGCGTAATATAGATTGCTCCGTGTTCCCATGCATCTTCGATCCATTCTGCCGCCCCTGATGTTTTTTTAATGACTAGATGGATGTGCCATGCACCCTTTGTGCCCCGCTCTATGTTTCTGATCCAGTAAAACGGAGTGTTTGCCTTTTTATATTTCGGACGGAGCTTTCGGAGTGCTTTTTGTAAGTCTTTTAGTGCCACTGTCATGTCTTTCGGTCTTTGCTCGACTTTGTAGGTGTATGTTACAAAGTAGTCTCCTGCATCAAAATATTCGATCAGTAATCGTCTGCATATCTTCGCTCGGTTGGCTTGGTTGACTGCCGCCATCTGTTCCGGCGTCGGTTTCTTTTTCTTTTGCCGTGCCTTTCCTTTTGCTCCATATCTTCCGTCTGGATATTCCTCTACGTCGTAGACGTCTCCGCCCCGTAATTTGTACGTTTTTCTCCGTGTTGCCATCTTTTATCTGTCCTAACTTTAATATCTTTATCGAGGTTTAAAAGCGGGAGTCCCCGCGTGTATCGCTTGACTTCCCGCCTCTTATTTGATACAATATATTTGTCCTAACAAGAGGCGGGAACGCCATCTTTTAAGCGCATCAGTTGCTGTGATGCGCTTTTTTTAATTGATTACATATGTACCGCCGCGCTTTTTTTGCTTTTCGCGCGCATACGCTTCGACTTCCGATCTGGTCATTGCCTTGCACTCTAATGCGTACGGATCTCCCCAGCGGATGATCCACAAAATAACTTCTTCTTTCATTTCATGAGGTGTTTCGCTGCTTCTCTCGCTATTTCTTGTGCTGATTTTTTTATTTCCTCTTCTATTTCTTCTTGCGTCATTGTGGATGTTTTAACTATTTTTTGCATTGACTTTTCTGCGTGTTTTTTTCCGTACTCTTCTTCGAGGATGTTTCTTATTCCTCTTAATATCATGACTGTTTCTGCTTCTAATAATATTAAATTTCCTTTTATTTCCACATTGCCTTTACTGCATTTAATCATCTTTACAAATTCCTTTCTTTCCCGTACAATAATCTTGGTTGTTTATCTATGCGCCCTGAGGTTGCCGCCTCATTTATGGGCGCTCTTTTGTTCTGTAAACGTCAAAGTCTTCGCAATTGCCTATGCTTCCCCACGATGTGATCTGATCGTTTTTTGTAAGTACAACTGCGTTTGTATAATCCTGATCGTATTTCAGGCACCATCCTTCGAGCAGTTCTAAGATGCAGTTCATTTCTTCTTCGGCGTCTTTCTTTATTTCTTCGTTCATTTCTTTGTTCACCTCCTTAGATCGGTCCTGCCTGCAGGATGTAAATAATCACAGCCATCACCGCATTTAACATCACACTATCTTCTTTCATTACTCAACGTATTTTCTATTTCCTACTTCGTTTTCATCCTCTTCGAATCTGAGTTCCATCAGGTCTGCCAGCATCAGGTATTCTTGTGCCTTCTTTGTTTCTCCGTGTGTCTCCCGGATCTTATCCCGGAACTGTGCAAGCGTCCCGTAGAAGCATCCGCACCGCACACCCACGCCGCCATCTTTGAGACGGAAGAAGGTCGTTGTACGGTTGACAGATCCGAAACCGTGAGCGTATGCATAGTCCTCATCGCTGCACACCAGCGCATTGCCGTACACCCACGCATTGCCGGAAACCCACGCATTGCCGTACACCCACGCATTGCCGTACACCCGCGCATTGCCGTACACCCGCGCATTGCCGGAAACCTGTGCATCTCCGTACACCCACGCATTGTCGTACACCCGCGCATCGCCGGAAACCTGTGCATCTCCGTACACCCGCGCATTGCCGTACACCCACGCATTGTCGTACACCCACGCATTGTCGTCATGACCAAGGTTTGATTCCTTCTCCACATACCCGCC